CTACTCGCAAAGTTAAAATCGGCTGGCCTAATGACAGCAGACGAAGAATGACCGGAAGGAGGCGGACTGCATGGCGGTATCAGATAATCTTCTTCCAAAGGTGAAAGCAAACCTGATACTCACTCACGATGAGGACAATGAACTCCTGCTGAGTTACATTAAAGCTGCCGTTTCATACGCTGAGAGCTATCAGCATATCCCGGAAGGACATTACAGCGAAAACCCAATGCCGCCAACCACAGAGCAGGCTGTCATAATGCTGTCGAGCCACTTCTATGAATCCAGAGATGGCTCGACAGCTGGTTTTTACGCCGACAGCGTGCAGGCAGGTCAGCAGGTATGGAATACGGTGAATTTGCTGCTGCGTCTGGACCGGGAGTGGAGTGTTTGATATGGGCCTGGGTAAAATGAACACATTTATTGATATTATCAGCACTGTGCCAGTCAAGGACGAGGATGGTTTTTCCTCGGCAGGCGATACCATCCTCGCTTCCGTAAGAGCATACAAGGAAGACAGGCACGGCAGCGAACGGTGGTCCAACATGGCGGCATTTTCCACAGCCTCTTCCCTTTTCCGTTTCAGAAAGATACCCGAACTGGAAATCACGGCTGATATGTTCATCACCTGCGCTGACGGCCGGTACCGTATACTCAGCGCAGAGGATGTGCGGGGACGTGGGATGTATATAGAGGTTCTGGCTGAGAGGCTGGAGCCATCAGTGAGGTGATACCTATGGCAAGAGTCCGTATAAAGATGCCGGATGAATTCCTCCTCAGGATATCCCGGCTGGGAGACCGTATTGACGTTATCGCGCCAAAAGTATTGGAAGTAGGCGGCAAGGTTGTTCTGACAAAGGTCAAAGGAAATCTGCGCACATCAATCGGAAGAGGAACGAAATACCCGTCAAGAACCACAGGCGAGCTGCTCTCTTCCCTCGGCCTGTCGGAAGCCAGGCAGGACAGGGATGGAAACTACAATGTCAAAGTCGGTTTCTCGGAGCCTCGCTCGGACAGTGAGAGCAATGCCAAAATCGCTAATATAATCGAATATGGCAAGCACGGGCAGCCGGCCAGACCTTTCCTCCGACCTGCCAGAACAGCGTCCCGCAAACCTTGCATTAACGCTATGAAAGCCAAATTGGATGAGGAGATAGGTAAGTTATGAGCATTTTACCGGAGCTTAACAACCTCATAACAGATATACCTCTTCCCGTGGAAACCGGCGTGTTTTCGGGCATAGCACCTGACGAGTATGTGGTCATACTTCCGCTGTCTGATATTTTTGAAGTCCACGCAGATAACAGTCCCGGTTATGAGGTGCAGGAAGTAAGGATATCGCTGTTCTCCAAAGGCAACTACCTGCTGAGGAAAAAGCAGATTACGACAGCCCTGCTAAATGCGGATTTCACAATTACAGAGCGCCGGTATATCGGTTATGAGAATGATACCGGGTATCACCATTATGCAATTGACATATCAAAAAACTATAGATTGGGGGAATAAGCATGGCAACCATCGGCCTTGACAGAATGTACTATTCAAAGATAACCGAGGATGTAAACGGTGAGGAAACCTATGCCACCCCGGTTTTGCTTGCCAAAGCCATTACCGCAGAATTATCGGTGGAACTGGTAGAGGCGATACTATATGCCGACGACGGAGCCGCCGAAGTCGTTAAAGAATTCAATAGCGGTACCCTAACCCTTGGTGTGGACGATATAGGTCCGACAGTCGCGGCTGATTTGACCGGTGCTACCACTGATGACAATGGTGTCCTGATTTCTGCAAGCGAGAATGTGGGCGCACCCGTAGCAGTGGGATTCCGGGCAAAAAAGGCTAACGGTATGTACCGCTATTTCTGGCTCTACCGCGTAAAGTTCGGGCTCCCGACGACCAGCCTGCAGACGAAGGCTGATTCCATCACCTTCTCCACACCAACCATTGAGGGAACGGTCATGCGCAGGAACAAACTGGACGGCGCCGGTAAGCATCCGTGGAAAGCAGAGGTCACCGAAGGCGATCCTGGCGTTACTTCGGATACTATCAACAGCTGGTTTTCTGAGGTCTACGAGCCGGTCTACCTGCCGGAACCATAGGAGGAGCAGACAATGGAGATTGACAGAAGCGCCGTCATAAAAATCGGCGGCACACAGTATGAGCTGATACTTACCACCCGTGCCACAAAAGAAATCGCACGGCGCTACGGCGGCCTGGAGAATCTGGGCGAGAAGCTGCTCCATTCCGAAAACTTTGAAATGGCCCTGGATGAGATAATATGGCTGATCACACTGCTGGCAAACCAGTCGATCCTTATCCACAATCTCAAGAACAAGGATAATCCAAAGGATATTTTGAAAGAAGAGGAAGTGGAACTTCTCACCACGCCGCTGGAACTGGCAGCGTACAAGGACGCAATCACAGAGGCTATGTTCAAGGGCACGAAACGCAACATCGAAAGCGCGGAAAGCGTCACCGAAGGTACTGACTCAAAAAACGCGGAATTCGGGTAACAGACAGTGAAGTCTTTACCCGACTTTATTATTACGGCACAGTGCAGATGGGTATGAGCCCAGAGGACTTCTGGCTTATGCCCATCGGACTGTTTCTCGACCTGTGGGCCTGTCATAAGCAGTGGCACGGCATCGAGAAGCCGAAGAAAGTAATCACGATTGATGATATCATCCCTAACGGCATTTGATATATATTGGCAATTGTGATATATTCTTGCCATTAGGGATTATGAGGGAGCACCTATGAAAGTTATAACGATTTGCGGAAGTATGCGATTCGATTCTGAAATGAAAGAAATTGCAAAAGTATTAGAGATTGAGAATAATTTCTGTGTCCTTCAATGTATATACAATGAAGGTAATAAACCTTTCGATAGCGAGACTGTTAAGAAACTTGCGCTAGCACATTATAAAAAAATAGACTTAAGCGACGCAATATATGTTGTTAATATTGACGGTTATATAGGTGAGTCAGTAAAAGAGGAAATTCAATACGCGTTATCAAAAAATCTAGAGATCATCTACCATCAGTAATTATCAAGGCTTTTAAAAAATAAATCTTGGAGCAACCGAAAGGCTGCTCTTTTTTCATGCCCTTTTTGAGGAGGTGACGGTATGGCGGACAATTTTGGCTTGAAGATTGGGCTGGAGGGAGAGAAGCAGTTCAAGAGTGCTTTGCGGGAAATCAACCAGTCCTTCAGGGTTTTGGGTAGTGAAATGACTCTCGTGGTAAGCCAGTTTGACAAGAATGACAAGTCTGTGCAGGCACTCACAGCACGTAATGCTGTGTTAAATAAGGAAATTGATGCACAACGCGAAAAAATTGCTACTCTTAAAGCTGCATTAGACAATGCCGCCTCCTCTTTCGGTGAAAATGACCGCCGTACTCAAAACTGGCAGATTCAGCTGAACAAGGCACAGGCTGAGCTCAACAATATGGAACGCGAACTTGAGCAGTCCTCAATCGAAGCGGATAATCTCGGTGATGAATTGGATGATGTCGGCAAAAGTGCGGACGCTGCTGGCAGTAAGTTCGATAAACTCAGCGGCATTCTCAAAGGTTTCGGTGTTGCGATGGGAGCAGTTGCTGTTGCTGCCGGAGCTGCTGCCATCAAGTTAGGTAAAGAGGTTGTTCAGCAATTCGGAGAGCTGGAGCAGAACCTGGGCGGCTCAGAGGCGGTTTTCGGTGCATACGCCGCATCGATCCAGAAAACCGGTGAAGAGGCATATAAAAATCTTGGAATTTCCCAAAGTGAGTATCTGGCTACAGCCAATAAAATGGGGGCATTGTTCCAGGGTTCCGGTATAGAACAGCGCAAAAGCCTGGAATTGACAGAGAAGGCAATGCAGCGGGCTGCAGACATGGCATCCGTCATGGGTATAGATATGTCCTCTGCCATGGATGCGGTCACAGGCGCAGCTAAAGGCAACTTCACCATGATGGATAACCTTGGCGTTGCTATGAACGCCACAAACATCCAAGCCTACGCCCTTGCAAAGGGACTGGATTTCACCTGGAACACAGCAACACAGGCTGAAAAAGCTGAAATCGCAATGCAGATGTTTTTTGAAAACACAGAACAGTATGCAGGTAACTTCGCACGCGAATCCACAGAAACAATAACAGGTTCAATAGGTCTGCTTCAAGCTGCGCTTGGCTCTTTTACTGGCGGACTCGGCAATGCCAACGCCGACATGACAAACCTTACGCAGAACCTTGTGGATGCTTTTCAGGCTGTTGTTGCGAATATAGTTCCGGTATTGAAGAATATCGTAGCCTCACTGCCTACAGCAATAGGTGCGCTTTTGACGGCGGTCGGAGACCTGCTTCCAACGCTCCTTGAAACAGTCACGGATATATTCACACAGGTACTTGAAGCAATCTTAAACCTCTTCCCTGAGCTCATCCCAGCGGCCGTCGATGCCCTGTTAATAATAGTCGGGGCATTGATTGATAATCTTCCCTTGCTCATAAATTCAGCAGTTACACTGGTGACGGCACTGGCGGAGGGCATCGGCTTGGCATTGCCGCAGCTAATACCCGCGGCGGTATCTGCGGTCATACAGATTGTCCAGGCACTGATTGAAAATCTACCTATGCTGCTGGATGCTGCTCTGCAACTAATTCTCGGGCTGGCACAGGGCCTGCTTGACGCAATACCGCAATTGGTTTCAGAGCTGCCCGCAATAATCACGGCCATTGTAGAGTTCCTTGTGGACTCGATACCGCAAATCATTGACGCGGGTATTGAGCTGCTTACTTCCCTGATAGGTGCCTTGCCGGAGATCATAACTACTGTCGTGGATGCAATACCGCAGATCATCGACGGCATTATTACCGCGGTGATGGATTCCATACCGCAGCTAATAGACGCTGGGATAAGGCTCCTTGTATCACTCATAGAAAACCTGCCTCAGATCATCAACACCATCGTGACAGCAATACCGCAAATCATAACAGCGCTGGTCAATGCAATCGCCGAAAACATTGATAAGATTATCCTTGCCGGTGTACAGCTTCTTGTAGCTCTGGTTGAGAATACACCAACTATTATTTTGGAAGTGGTAAAGGCCATACCGGAAATAATTACGGCAATAGTTGACGCTATTATCGAGTTTGTACCCGATCTGGCACAGGCAGGCCTTGACCTCATCAAAGGCTTATGGGAAGGGATTAAGAACGCCGCAGACTGGCTGTGGGAGAAAATCTCCGGCTTCTTCGACAATATCATGGGCAGTATCCTGGGCTTCTTCGGTATCGGCTCTCCGTCCAAGCTATTCGCTGAGCTGGGCGAGAACATGGGGCTCGGTATCGGTGTCGGGTTCGAGGCCGCAATGAAGCGTGTGGGTGAGGACATGAAAAACGCAATACCCCGCGATTTCGACGTAGAGGCAGGATTGAATGTGAGAGGCTCGACCTCAGAGCCAAGTGCCGGGCTCGGAACCAGCGGACCCGTAATTAACCAGAACCTTTCCGTTGTCGCTCCCAAAGCGCTGTCCGAAAAGGAACTTGCCAGAGAGTTCAAAAACATGTCACGCAAGCTGGCCTTGGCATATTAAGGAGGAATGCTATGGAGCTGACATATACAAACACGGACGGCATGAGTATCACCCTAAAGCAAAGCCGTCCATATTTTCTAAACAGGATAGACGGTACGGGAGATGTCCGTCAAACCATCAATACCTTCAAGGCGCCGGATCAGGACGGCGCCTTTTACATTTCTTCCACCCTGGATATGCGAAATATTACAATCGAGGGTATTGTCGTCGCCGATACGCCCGATGAGGCATATGAGCTTCGCAAGCGGCTCCTTCAAATGTTCAGTCCCAAGCTGCGCGGCACGCTCCTGTATCGTGAAAGGCAGATCAGATGCGTGGTGGAGGAAGCAGGCTTCGTTATCTCCACCAGACACCGGCTACCAAATTTCTTTATCAGCCTGCTTTGTCCTTCACCCTTCTTTGAATCGCCTGATGAGGTAAGGCAGGAGCTGGCGTCCTGGATACCTCTGTTCGAGTTTGCGCTGGAGATACACGACAGCGGCATGGAATTTGGTATGCGTCAACCCAGCCAGATCATCACAGTGGACAACATGGGCGATGTGCCCTGTGGTTGTGAGATCGTGTTTCGAGCGCTGGGTACGGTGACTGATCCCGAACTGCTGAACATGGATACAGGTGAGTATATCCGCCTGCTCACAACAATGAGCGCCGGAGACGAGCTGCGGGTATTTACTCACTTTGCGGGAAAGCGCGTGGTGAAAGTAGAGGGCTCGACGGAGACAAACGCGTTCTCGCTGCTTGATGTAAGCTCAGAATTCTTTCAGCTTGCTCCGGGACGCAACACGCTGCGCTACGATGCCTCGGTCAACATGGAACTGCTGGAAGTCAGCCTTTACTACCGGCCTCAGTTTTTGGGAGTATAGCTAAAAAACAAGTTTTTAGCTAGGTAAAATCGATTTCACAATGATGTAGAGGATTATATATGGAACTGTATATCTTCAATACAAACAGGGAGCTTGCGGGAATTGTGGAGTCCTTTGAATACCTGCGCTGGACACGACGATACTCGCAGTGCGGCTCCTTCGAGCTGAAAGCCATAGCCACAAAGGAGAACACCGCTCTCCTGCAGGTAGGTAACTATATCTGGAAGAGCGACGATGAGGAAGCCGGGATCATCGAGCACAAGGAACTGTCTCAGGATACAAAGGAGATAATCACAGTCAAAGGACGCTTCGCCACCTCTTTCCTCGCCCGGCGCATTGTATGGGAGACGGAGATACTGTCCGGGGACATTTCGGCCTGTATAGAGCAGCTGTTGGACAATAATCTCATAAACCCTTCCGACCCAGATCGCATAATCCCCGGCATAACCTTTTCCTCCCCGGTTTTTAGCAGGCCAGTCAACACCCAGATATCATACCGAAATCTGATGGAAGCGGTTACGGAACTCTGCGACGCTTCGGATGTAGGCATCAAAACCGTGTTCACGCCGCAAACGGGAATATTCACGGTGACCCTTTACGACGGCGCTGTCTCCCAAGCAGTTTTCTCAAAAGAGTATGAGAACCTTACAGAGCAGACATATTTAGAAAACGCACTGGACTATGCAAATACCGCACTCGTCGGCGGCGAGGGTGAAGGCTCCGGGCGCACATTCGTTGCTATCACCAGCTGCTCGGGGGAGTCCCGCCGTGAAATATTCGTGGACGCAAAAGACCTGCGAAAGACAGACTTCCAAGGAAATTACATAGAAACGCTGACATTCCGAGGCCAAAGCAAACTCAATGAACAGCCTATGCGCTACGCCTTTGACTCCTCCATCAATCCCCACGGCAATCTGAGGTACAAGACAGACTTTGACCTAGGCCATGTTGTTAAAGTCATCTCTAAAACATGGGGCCTTTCCATGACTACACGCATTATGGAAGTCGAGGAAACCTATGACGATGAAGGCCTGAGCATCGACGTAACATTCGGTAAGTCCGACCTTACAATCACGCAGAAGCTCCGCTCTGAGATGAGTCAGGTCAAAACCGCGCTCTCAGCTCCAACAGGCGTTGCGGAGGTATCGCGAACCCTGGGAGACTTATCGGAAGTAATCGAAGATATTCAAGGCTCTACCGTTACGGAAACCATTAATAACCTGTTTGGAAAGCTTCCCTCCCTTGAAATATCCGTTGGCGCGGGAACCATTTCGGCCGGACAATACGCGCTACACAATATGGCTCAGGGAGACTCCCTGTATTTCACCTCATGGAGCGGCAATAAGTTCAGCGACCAGCCCAGCGATGACGGGCATATCTTTTTAGTCAAGCACAATGGTGACAGCACTGGCACCGGCTTTCAAAGAGCCATGGGCTTCTTCATATCCCGGAATACTATGACGTTTTATGTGATCTCGGTATTTGTATTCGATACCCCGTCAAGTGAAGCGGACTGGCTGAATATCAACGGAACCCTCGGAGAGCTCGCTGATATAGCGGCCACAATACGCGGGGGCACCTTTGCTGCAAGCATTAACAACGTATATAGCTCCCTTACTGCTCTAGCCGACTATTCGACTGTGGAGCAGGACACCGGCCGCAAATGGATTGACGGAAGGACGATTTACAGAAAAGTAATAGACCTCGGTACGCTGCCAAATACGGCATCGGCTAGCGTCGCCCATGATATAACAAACATCGGCGCAATCGTCTCTCTGACCGGCTGGGCAACAAACGGAACAATATACTTTCCTCTTCCGCTGGCACGTTTCAACAACTTTGCATCGCAGATCGGCCTGTATGCCGATACCACCAATGTTACCGTTGAGGCGGGAACCGACCGTACGGCATTTACGGGATATGCGATTTTGGAATACACAAAAACTGTTTAAGAAGGAGGACACGGTACGTGGAGAAAAGCGGCTTTTTCAACTCATCCGACGGAGACCGGATTTATGACGCGTCAGATTTCGCGGCATATTTCGGGAGCCTGGTCTCCAACGGCATTTTTTACGCTCTTGAGACAAATCTTCAGGTATCGCCAGGAACCGGTATGGCTGTCAGTGTAGCTCCAGGTGCTGCGTGGATTAACGGGTACCGGTACGAAAACACAGATGACTTAAACCTGCCGCTGGCAACGGCAAGCGGAACCAATCCCCGCATTGACCGGATTGTGGTCCGCCTGAGCATGATCGACCGGAACATCCAGCTTGCCGCCATTACCGGCACACCCGCCGCAACACCTGTAGCTCCTGCCCTGACAAGAACCAGTGACATATATGAGCTTGGCATAGCTGATGTTCTTGTACCGGCTGCAGCTACATTCATAGCTCCAAATAATATATCGGACACCCGTCTGAACACGAGCCTTTGCGGTTTGGTAAATTCGCTGGTCTCGGCCGTATATGAATGAGGTGATATTCTATGGCGGATATTAACGGCGTAACTCTGCCCGCAGGCTCCAGTCCGACCGTATTCTACACTATCACCTACACCAAAAACCGGCCGAACAACAGCCAGATGACCTACAACTTCACCATTTCCGCCGCGCTCAGCTCAGCGGGCGCTTTCATACATAGTGGCTATGCCCTGCTCTGTACCATGACTGTTAACGGTGCGTCCTCACAGGTGCGTATCAAAGCCGAAGACGGCGACAACTGGGACGGGACAACACCGAGAGTAAGGTATGTTTCAGTTACCTGCCCTTCCACAACAGGAAACACAGAACAGCCGGTCACCTTCAAGGTCGTGTCAGACGGTCGCCTGCCACTGACCTCCGGTGTGATAACTAATTCCAGCTATACAGTGCTAAGCTCTCCGCTCCTGACCACGGCTTGCGGAGCACCCACACAGTGTTCCGTTAATCCCACACTCTCAGAGGGCAGTGTCACATTATCGTGGAGCGGAGCATCGGGCGGCACAAACAACGCCATATCCTCTTACGAAATACAGTACAGCGAATCCAGCAACAACTCCACATGGGGTACGTGGACTGCCCTGACTACAGTAACCACTACAGCAACAAGCGGCAGCGTATCTGTAGCTCCTTCTTCGATGCTGGGCTATTACCGCAGGTATCGGGTACGCACTCGCGGTACTGCAGGTGCAAGCTATTACTCCGGCTGGAAAATCTCCACCAACTCCGTACGACGAAATGTGCCTCCAAACCCGGCAGCGACGGCCGTCGCCTCCCCCGCCACTTACAGCGACGAGATTATTACTCTGTCATGGAGCGGAGCATCTGGCGGCACAAGCGCTATCAAGGGCTACATGATCTCAAGCCGGACATC